ACCCGGTCACAGAGAACCGGCAGCGTCCTAATGCAGGCGTCGAGCTCCTCTGGTGGTTCGTCCCACCAGGCGAGCATCGCGGTGATCTTCACGCCGCGATCGGCTCGCGGGCCGTCACCTCGAGCATCTCGTACCACCACCGCCTGTCCCACGGCGTTGCGGGGTCGGGTAGCCAGCCGATCCGGTCGAGGACGAAGCCACGAACCGGCTCCTCCTGCGCCCACTTCGCGAGCGGGATCGGGAACCCCATCTTGTCCGTCCTGTCCAAGATCCGGTCGGGGACGATCCCCCGCACCGCGTCCTTGAGGACGTGCTTGCCGACCCGATCTAGTGGCGGCAGCGACAGCCCATAGTCGACGACGAGTGGATTCGTGAACGGTGCCCTACCCTCGATTCCGTGCGCCGCCAATACCTGGTCGTCGACAGCTAGCAGGTCTGGCAGGTGGCCCATCTCCCACTCGAGCGCGGCCACCAGATCGGTCGGGTAGCCGGCTGGGAGCTTGTAGTCCTTGAACCCGTCTGGGAGCGTCAGACCGGCGACGAGGAAGAGGCGGGCGTAGCCGCCGAACAGCTCGTCCGACCCTTCACCGGAGAGGGCGACCTTGATGCCGTGTTCGGACATCGACCGGGCGACCATGAACTGGCCGAACGTCCCCATCCCCTCGTACGGCTTGCGGAGCCAGGGGACCATCGCGTCGAAGTGGGCGACGAAGTCTTCGGGGCGGATCAGGACCTCGTGGTGGTCGCCGGGGACGAGCCGCGCGTACTCGCGCTCGTCGAATCCGGGCTCCTCGTAGTAGCCGGTGAACACCGGGTATTCGCCGTGTTCGGCTGCGAGACAAGCGACCGTTGACGAGTCGACTCCTCCGGAGCAGACGAGTCCGATCGGGGTGTCGCTGTTGAGGGCTTCCGCGACCGCGACACGGAGCAGGGATAGGAGGTCCGCCATCCTAGGCCGCCTTTCCGAGTTGGAGATGCGTGTACGTCTCGACGACGCCGTGGTCGCGATACCAGGCGACCGTCCGGGAGATCCCGTCCTCGAGCCCCACCTTCGGCTTCCAGCCGAACTGGACACGAGCCCGGAACTGGGACAACTCCATCTGCTCGACGTCATCGCTGGGCCGAGGAATCAGGTTCGGCTCCGTATCGACTCCGAGCGCCCGAGCGACTGCGTTGTAGTAGCGGAGGATCGGGTAGGCGTCACCAGAGCAGACGTCGAACTTGCCGGTCACGTCCCCATCTACAGCCTGGGCGACGAGGTCGATCAGGTCGTCGATGAAGACCGTGTCGCGGAGCGTCTCCGTGACGGTGCAAGGCTCACCAGCTGCCAGCCGCTTGTAGAACGTGGGGATCGGACCGGAGAAGTTCCTCGGTCCATAAATGTTCGCGAGCCGGAAAACGAGGGCTGGAACCCTCGACAGCGCGATGTATTGCTCGCCGGCGATCTTCGAGATCGCATAGCTCGAGATCGGAGGCAGCGCCGTCTGGAAGTAGACGAGGCGCGCCCCGTGGTGGCGAGCCACCAAGGTCGCGTTGATCGTCCCTGTGACGTTCGTATCGGTGTCGCGATGCCACAGGTTCGGGTCGCTGTACGAGGCGGCGCAGTGGACAACGACGTCGGGTTCGCAGGCGTTCGCGACCGCATAGAGGTCGCGCCTGCGGGCGATGTCGACGACGTACAGATCGCCCGCGAAGTTGTCGCGGCGGCCCGTGCTGAGATCGTCAACCCCGACTACCGAGTGGCCGCTGGCGAGCAGCCGGTCGGTGAGGTGGCTGCCGATGAACCCGGCCGCCCCGGTAATCAGAAACCGCACCTTTGGACCCCTTTCTTATGCCGTCACTAGCCCGTAGACGGAACGCATCTCGTCGAGAGCGTCCGCCGGATACCTGTCCTTCAAGGTCTCCCAGGTGTCGCGTTCCGGTTCGCACTGGTAGGCGTAACAGGCGTGGTAAGCGTTCAACTGGTCGCCCGGGGTTTTCCAGTCGACGATCTGCCAGTAGCTCGCGTCGAAGTAGCGGAGCGGCGGGAGGTTGCCGTGGTTGAAGCGGCGCAGGTTGTGCATGATCGACGTGTCGATCGCCCTGTTCCGGCTGTCCTCGGCTGGCCTGAACTTCACCCGCTCGAGAACCTGGCGGGGGAAGATGCGGACTCCGTCGCCGCCGTCGTACCAAATCTTCAGTGGGCTGATTCGTTCCCCGTCTTCGCGGACGATCGCTGACAACCGGTGGCAGCGGATCTCGCCCGGTCCTGGGAGGTCGGTGAGGATGACCGGGTCGATCCAGTCGTCCGATCCGAGCGGGACGACATAGTCGGCTTCCCCGTTCCAGCACGCGTACTGGTAGCCGTCGTTCCATTTCCGTCCGAGCGGCTCGTTGTCGCGCGACAGTGCGGCGAAGCCGAGGTCGCGGGCAACGTCAAGGTTCTCGTCGTCGGCGACCACGACGGCGGAAGCGGTCAGGCCGTAGTCGTCCTTGAGTGTTTCACAGGTTCTCTTGAGTTGGCGCAGGCATGCCGCGGTCTTCTCAAGCCGCCCATGCGCCGGGATGACGAACCAGATCACGCGATGAACGTCAGCGTGTACGGCTCGAGTAGAGCCTCAACATCCGGGTCTAGGCGGGAGACTCTCATGCCGCCGGTCTCGATGCTGCCCATCTCGTAGCCCATCGGCGTGAACCGGCGCGCGAAGATCCTGCGTGACTGGAGCACGCACGCCCTGCGAACCGGGCCCGGGGTGGTCGTCCAGCCCCAGTTCCCGGTGATCGTGATCCGACCATCCAATGCAGCCCAGCCAGCGGGAATCTCCGCCTTCGAGAACAGGAACGGGCGTGCGATCGTCCTGATCGACGTCCACGGCGCCCCGTCCGCGGGCGCGTTCACCGGCTCCAGGTAGAAGTCGGTGTCCAGTTGCCACGTCGACGTCGGATCAAGGAACGTCGTCAGGGACGTGAACGTGTTGAGCGGAAAGATCGTGCAGCGGCCCGTGTTCTCCGGCAGGAAATGGCGGACCTGGTTCGCGTCCGTGTCCGGGTAGAACCGTTGGGCTGTCTTGTCGTCGATCGCCCGTGAGACGTCGTCAATGATCGCCTGGATCTCCGTGTCCAGCGACGTGTCGGTGATGTTCGTCCCCGCCTTCACGTCGGAGACGAGGCAGTAGTCGCTGCTAGCCACGGGTCTGCTTCATCGTCAGTTCGGCGAGCTCGCGGAGCAGCTTGCGCCGTTCGATCGGGTCGGTGGCGGCGAGGATTCTGCGCTCGAGTTCTTCGACTTCGGGTGACAGCTTCGTCTCAGGCATCTCGCCTCCATGTAAAGGGGTGAGGGCCGCCCGGAAAAACGGCCCTCACTGTGGTGCGGGGTACTACGAGCCGAAGGTCGGCGGCACGAGACCGGTGACCTTGCCGCACGCGGCCGGATACCGGCCCGCCGTGAAGGCGGCGTACCCGTACGCGACGAGCTGCACCTGGAGCGAGGTGCCGGCCTGCTGCTCGAAGGCGAGCGTGACAGGCTGGCCTGCCTCTTCCCAGAGATGCACGAGCCCGGAGGCGAAGACGAGGACGGCGTCCTCGTTCGACCCGTTGCCGAGGTTCGTCGGGACGTTCGCGTCCAGATACACAGGGAGCCCCTGGATCTGGCCGACGTACCCGTAGCCGGCGGACTCGCCCTGACCGTCGACGTTGTAGAACGGCAGACCCGAGATACCGAGGATCGGCCGGTTCGTCGTGTCAACGGCGGCGACCCAGGAGCCCCAGCGGCGCGGGTGGACGACGATCTTGTCGGCCGCGTAGCCGAGACCACCGACCGCGCTGTTGATCTGCTGGATCACGTCGGCGACGTTCGCGTACACGGCCGGCAGGTTCGACGACGACGTAGCAGCCGACGTCTTGATCCCGGACGTGTTCAGGAACCCGACGAAGTTCACGCCGGAACCCGAACCCGAAATGCACTGGGTGTCGAGGTCGGCGTTGTAGCGGGCGATGAGGTCCTCCATCAGGATTTCCTCGTTGTACGCGGCCCGCTCCAGCGACTGCCTCGAGACGGGCGAGTAGCCGGCGATC